AATATTATTTGGAAAATTATCTTTTTAAAATAACAGGAGTTGATGCTGAAATATTAATATTCCGTCCAGATTTAATTTTTGAACTTGTCGAAGAATATAAAGATTTATTGGATTGGGAAGTTATCTCAACGCATTTGCGATTTAATTTTTGGAAAAAAGAGACATGGAAATTTATTAAAAAATATTCCGATAATCTTAGTTGGAGAAATTTATCCCTTAATATAAATCTGAATAGTGAGTTTATTCAAGCAAATTTCGATAAACTAGATTTAGAATCTTTATCAGAAAATCCCGCTTTGACTATTGGATTTATCGAAAGATATCTGAATGAGCTAAACAATCATTATCTTATTTACAATCCTTCTCTGACCCTGGAATTTATTGAGGAACATTTTGATAAAAAAGCCTTTATCGAATTTGAAGAATTTTGGGGTCAAAACAAATTAAATTTACATCCAGTAGTCCTGGCTCGCAACAAAAAAATTTATTCAGCTCGTCTTTCCAGAGAACTCACAGAATATTTTGAGCAAAAAGAAATTTCCCAAAATAAAAACTTCTTTAGTTTGTGTATTCACGAGTTAAAGATTGTGAAAACAAAATATTAATAATTTCTGAGAAATTTGAAATTTCTTTTTTAATATTTATCGTATATTATTGAAAGTATGTCGGGATTTTTCAATCGTCAAGAAGGTTATGGTTTGTTCGATAATATTTTATTATGTTTGATACGTAAATATCCCGAGCTTGTAGATTGGTATGCTATTCAAGAAAATTCCAATGCAAATTTATATTTTCTTGAAAAATATAAAAATAAAATGGCATTTAGTCGTTGTTTATCTGTTAATCCTAACTTGACTTTAAATTTTATCAAAGAAAATATTGAAGATATGGATTTTGAAGACATTTTAGCGAATCCTTGTTTGGATTTTGAAAAAGAAGAAGTATTCGAGTTTATCAAAGCTTTCGAGAAACATGGGTTGTCTGAGGGAGAAGAATCTAGCGAATCTGAGGAAAATAGTGAACATGAAAATTGGTCGATCATTGCTAGAAATCCCAGCTTAACTTTAAATTTTATTAAAAAATATCAAGATAAAATTATTTGCGAGGATTTATTATCTAATCCAGCTTTTGATCTTTCACAATCAGAAATATTGGAATATTTTGAGGAATATGTTTTAAAAAATATCAATCAGACTTGGCTGAAACATTTATCATTTAATCCTACTTTACCTTTGAGTTTTATTGAAAAATATCAAGGTATCTTAGAGTGGTTTAATATTTGTGCTTTCTTGAAGTTTGATTTTTCTAAAAAAGAAACGTGGGAATTTATGGAAAAATATGCACAAAATATTGATTGGGATAGATTATCAACTAATGAAAATTTAAGTATAGAATTTATTGAATCAAATTTAGACAAATTTGATTTCGGTAGATCAGAGAATCCCTCATTAACTATGGAATTTATTGAGAAAAATTTAGGACAACTTAGATGGAATTTCTTACTTTATAATCCCTCTTTGACTCTAGAATTTATTGAAAAATATAAAGATAATATTTTTGATACACTTTCTTGTGATGGCGCATTTTGGGGAGAAAATATGTTGAATTCACATCCAGTAGTTTGGGCTCGAAACAAGAAAACTTATTCTACGCAGCTTCTCAAAGAACTCACGGAATATTTTGAACAAAAAGAAATTTCTCGGAATAAAAACTTCTATAACTTATGCGTTCATGAGTTAAATATGAATATTCGAGATTTTCAGAATAAAATCAACAAAAAGTATTTGATCAATATTAATAATTTTATGTGAAATTATAAATTTGAAATTTCTTTTTTATGATTATTATCTGTCGGTAAAATATGTCAGGATTCTTCAATCGTCGAGAAGGTTATGGTTTGTTTGATAATATTTTATTAAGTTTAGTTTATAAATATCCTGAATATGTTGATTGGGGTTATGTTGCGGGAAATCCTAATGTTACTTTAGAATTTATTGAGAAAAATCTTGAAAAATTAAAAATTGATATTGCGATCATTTCAAACCCTAATTTGACTTTGGATTTTATTGAAAAATTTCCTTACGAACCATTGTTGAACCAACTTTTAGCAAATTCTTGTTTAGATTTCTCCAAACAAGAAACCCTGGATTTTATTGAAAAACATCGACAAAATATTTCCTGGAAATCTCTTTCTCATAATCCTAAATTAACTTTAGATTTTATTAAGCAAAATTCGCTTACAGAAATCGACAAATGGGATTGGGGTGTATTATTAACTAATCCTGTATTTGATTTTTCGCAGTCGGAAGTACTAGAATATTTCGAAGAATATATTGTTCCCAATGTTAAAATTGATTGGTCATATTTTTCTATGAATCCTACCTTAACTTTTAGTTTTGTGGAAAAATATGAAGATAAGTTGAATTGGAATAATTTATCATATAGTTTAAAGTTTGATTTTTCCAAAAAAGAAACTCTGGATTTTATTGAAAAACATTACGATAATCTCGTTTGGAACGAATTAGCACTTAATGAAAGTTTGGATATGAGTTTTATCAAAGAAAATTTGGAAAATCTGAAATATTGTAAATTATCTAGTAATCCGAATTTAACAATTGAGTTTATCGAAGAAAATTTTGAAAATTTTGACTTGGAAGAATTGGTTTATAATCCTTCCTTAACCTTAGAATTCCTGGAAAAACATCGTGAAAAAATATTTCATCATCTTCATAACAATTCTGAGTTTTGGGGAGAAAATAAATTTAATTTACATCCAGTAGTTCTCGCTCGAAACAAGAAGGTTTATTCTGCACAACTTCTCGAAGAATTGACAGAATATTTTGAGCAAAAAGAGATTTCTCAGAATAAAAATATTTTCGATCTTTGTTTACACAAAATTAAAATGGCTTATAAGAACACTCAAAATAAAACTTTGAATAATCACAAAATTAACTTTATATAAACCACGAACTCTGCGCAAAATTCAATTCAAATTACTTTTTTATAATTTATAAATTATATATCGTGAATTATATAATTCGCAATATATATCCTCGTAAAGATGTATTACATCAACAAATACGATTATAAGGTTAAGAAAAACAAAATTCTGCAAAGTTTGCAGGGTTCACAAAGTTTCACAAATTTGTCAGAGGCGTTAAATGCTTTGTTTATTTATGTGGTAGATTATATTGGAACACAAGATGGATTTGAAAAAGCTCAAGATGATAAGATTATGCAATTTATGTTTAACAAGAAAAAATTCCGCACGGCTCTTCGCGCTTCCTTGAACCCTGGACATTACATTATTCGCGATCCGGATGATCATGTTTACAAACTGGAAGTTTGGCAAAAATCTATTGAACGATTGGGCTCCGGATGGATTTATGGAGAATATACTAAAGAAGTTTGGAAAAAAGTTTTTGATGTTGATATTATTGAAGTGAATATTTGCACGAAAGAAGAAGTTGAACTAAAAAAAATATCGACAAGCGAAACAAAAGTGATTGCCAAAGAAGATTTAGAATTAGCTAATGAAAATTGGAAAAAATTAAATGAAAATTTAATAAAATCCAAAGTCTTCAAAAGATTAGAAGAAATTGCAGAAACTAAAGACCGACTTTTAATTTCCTTTTTGAAGACGGAATTTCCGCAGGAATTTGATATCAAGTTTGAAATTGATAAAAGAATTATTACTAATTCCATTATTAGAAGGTTAATGAATGCTCGGAGTCCTCAAACAGAATAAAAAATAATTTAAATATATAATTTACATTTTTTTATCGTATTGAAAATTAATTTATAAATATATAACATAGTATATTAAAAAATTAATTTACGTGATGGATAAAATTAAACAATATTATGAAATAACTAATGTTAAACCAGATTATCATACTTTAAAATTAGCTTATTACAAACCTTCACGCAAGAGAATTTTATTTAATGGAAAAGAGCTAGAATTACATTACCAAGAAGAATTTCAAACATATGCTGATGAAAAAGAGGTTTTTGGTGGAAAAGAATTGAATTCTAAAAAAGCATTAATTATTGTATGTTAAAATTCATCTTCGATTTCTATAGCAGTCCCAGAATCTAACATTTCGTCAAATTCATCAAGTTCATCTGTAATGATATTATCTCCATTTTCTTTTTTAATTTCTTCTTTACCACTTTTGTTATCTTTGTTTTCATTTTTATCATCTTTGTTACTCTCTTTATCACTTTTGTCACTCTCTTTTTTCTTTTCATTGGATATCTTATCAAATTCATTCTCGACGGGATGATACTCTTCACCGATGTTTAGGATTTTGTGTTCGATTAAATATTGTCCGGAAGATTTATTAACAATATATTTTTTCAAACTAGATGATTGGAAAGATTTAATAACTTCGGCGTTAATCAATCGACGAGTATCACCAATCTTAGCAGCATACCATTTGGAATATTTATCAGCCAATTCACTAGTAATGATGTCTTTGACTGGTCTGATGATACCGGTTTCTGGATTGGGAGGATAATTTTTGCCAATGTGAATAACTTGCTCATCAATAAATCTGCTGAGTGTGTCTTGCTCATTTCGATAATTTCTGGTATCCCTATCGATAGATTTAGAAATTATATTATTCAAATCTGAATTAAAAATGTTTCGATAGATTTCATAAAAATATACTAACAAACTGAAATATGCTTTTTTATATTCAGGACTTTTGGGTACGACATCGGAAAGATTTTTATCTTCTTTGTATTCGAAAATGTTAGTGGGATCAGGATTGGAAATAAATCTAACTTTATATCGATAAACCAGGATTCTTCTCCAAGTACCCCAATCTCTTCCAGTAATTCTTGGATCATTATTGGAGCAAAATACGAAATGACAATTAGCTTCAAACATGTCTTGTGTTTGATGTTTTTCATTACCGCTGATTGTTTCACTAGTAAATTCCTTAATTTTGCTCATGTGTAAAGTCTCACCAGCTTCAGATTCAGAACAATAAGAAAATCGAGCATATTTCAACATCATCTTTTCAGAATCAGGACCCCCACCTCGACGATCTTGTGTAAAGAAAGCCACATTTAATTTAGCTCCATAACCTCCCTTGACCACTTCTCGCAAAGTATTGATATGTAATTCTAACAAAAATGTTTTGCCATTTTGACCCTCACCTAACCAAATGAAAAAGAAAGGACGTCTTTTTCGCCCATCTAGTGAACTTGCTAAATAGCACATCGTTTTAACAAAAGCATCATTTTCACCAGCGAATAATCTTTGAA